ATATTAGACGGAAAAATGCTTGATCAAAAATTAGGTTTTGCAACTAATACTGGTTCAAGTTCAGAAGGAAATAATCATTTTGTATTGTTCCGTTCAGTTTCTGGATCTGCACCATTTATAGATCCTGCTACAGCCGATCCATATGGGTTCTTAGCTCGTAATTCAGAAAAAGTAACGAGTACACATTATTTTGTTCGAATCAAAAATGCAGAATATAATTTTTCAAATAATCCATCATATGTAACCGGAAGCGTCGGGCAAATTGCACAATCAACTTTTGTAGGCGATCCTAAAACATATATTACGACGGTAGGATTGTACAATGATCGACAAGAATTGTTAGCAGTATCAAAACTTTCTAAACCATTATTGAAATCATTCCAACGAGAAGCTCTTATAAGAGTTAAATTAGATTTCTAAATTAACCATAGAATTTAACCCCGGTATATTTATAAGTATATCGGGGTTTTTACTATATGGCACAATTGAAAATACAAAACATAGAAAATACATACCAAGGGGTGTATCCAACGGTTTTTAAAAAAATTGATATATCCGATGTAAAAATCAATCCTTTTCGTTCATATAAATCATGGACATTCTATTCTGGTAGCGCTACTTCTAGTGCATTACCTTTGCAAGGTATTTATTCAGATATTAATGTATTGCCAATTTTAGATACCGAATTAGTATACAATGATGCAGCAAACGCTGATGGAAGTTTGCAAAGCGTTACGTATTTTTCGATAAATCATTTATATTATAAACATAAAATGGATCCATCAAAAACGTATGGTCCAACTGATTTAACTCGAACTAAAAAAACATTGTTTCAAACGGCATCTATTTTTTCTATTCCGCAAATACGAATTGGCGAAGGAATTAAACCAACATCATTTACACTTACATCATCAGTTTCTGGGTCTTATGCAAGTGATCGATACGGAAACGTTTATGATACTGCATTTAATACTTCATCAATTGTTACTGATGTAAAATGGTATGATGGTTTTAATGAATATTTTGATACATCTAGAACTACATATACATCGGCTGGAGTTAGATATGTTCCGGGTATTACAACTACAACGGGACAACAACGTGCTTTAGGATTAGCGGCTCAGTTTACTGGTTCTGGGTATATTGAATCTACATTAGATGGATTATATGATCGAGATCATGATTATGCTGTTTCGTTTTTTGTTAGTGGCGGGAATACTACAACTAGCAATGAATTAATTATTACAAAAGCATCGCAAAGCATTACTCCTACATATCCATTCCGAGTAGAATTAAGTGGTAGCAATCAATTGGTATTTAGTATTGCAGGAAGTAGTACATTTAAAGCAATGATTACATCATCAGCACAAGTTTCATCTTCATGGAACCACGTTGTTTGTCAAAAATCAGGAAGTAATCTGCAAATGTATATCAATGGTACGCTGCATGCATCTGCATCGAACAACTTGTTAAGTGTATTTAGTTCGCCATTTACGGCATCTGCTAGGATAGATAATTTAGATACATTAAAAATTGGCGGTTTTAGCACTAATAGCTCAAATCTACAAGGTTATTTAGATGAAGTTAGAATCTTTAATAAGTCGCTAACCGCTTCGCAGATAAGTGCGTTATCCAATCGTAACGAAGGCGGGACGTGTTTACAAACTGCTAATGTTGGCAATGTATTTGATAAACACGGAATCATTGTTTTTTCATCTGCTGACTATCGTGTTAATGATATGATCAAAACACCATTTACTGCATCATATCGCAGTACGGTAACAATTTATGAATTAAATGTTGTTACTAGATTAGATGCTGGCGATTTTAATATGTCTACCAATATAACATTAACGGCAGATGATGATTCAACATATCGATCATTTGCAACAGGTAGTGTTTTTGCACCATATATTACTACGATTGGTTTGTATAATGATTTTGGTGAATTATTGGCAATTGGAAAATTAGCACAGTCAATACGCAAGCGGTCAGATGTTGATATGAATTTTTTAATCCGTTTAGATTTAGATAAAAACATAACATTTAAAGGTTGATGTGATACGATTAAAACAACTTCTTAAAGAAATGACTGATGGCGATTTAAAACGCATATTAGAAAAAATACGCAATAAACAATTTAAATTGTTTGGTCAAGGCGATAATGGTCGAGTTTATGAAATTGATGGCGAAGATAAATTGTTTAAGATAACAACAGAGCAAGAAGAATATCGCGTTGCGGAAATAATTGTTAATCGTTATTCAGAATTTACAACGTTTATTCCTGTATACTATGTTGATGGAAATAACATGTACATTATGGCAAAAGCATCTGATTTATCAGGAAAACAACGCATGAATATCAATCAATTTATTGAAAACTATAAAACTTATGCGCGAGAAGAAGGTGGAGAAGTTTCTATTTTTGATTATTTAGATGCAGAGGGTGGCCGCGATACTGATATACGACTTGTTAATTTTTTACGAGCATTACAACGAGATATACAAAAAATAGGTATTTTAGATCTAGATTTAGATTTAGATTTTAAAACTGATAATATCATGTTATGGAATGATAAATTAGTAATGATTGATTGGTAATCATATTTATATAAAAGAATGTAATTATGTCAATGATTTTAGAAAATCTTATACGAACATATTTGATTGAAGGACGTACTGTTGCCAAATTGCGCAATGCATCTGCGGAGGATATTGTTAAATCGCGCGGCGAAGGGGCTGTATATGCATACAATGTTTTAGTTAAAGGAACATCTAATAACGATGAAATCATACAATTAGTAAAAGCGGCAACTGAGGCATCTACTGGTACTAGTACTGATAGTAGAGAAGTTGTTGGCGATTCTAGTAAATTTGCAACTTCGGGTGAGTATGTTTACGTAATAAGCGATCCATTACCAAAAAAACGACAAATTATTACGGTATGGATTCTTAAAACAAAACTTATAATTACTGCTGCTGACAGCGATACGACAGGCGATGCTATAATGATGTCTACAAGATCATTTATCGGCAGTGCGCCAATGTTTACCAAATCTAGGTATAACTATATAGTTAAAGGCATTAATACTCCTGATAAACCTGCCGAACTTAAAGATTTAAAAAGCAAAGATTCAGAAGCAAGTGACATACTTGATAAAACTACCGATGTATTAGCTGGAAATAAACAAGTTACTGATTATGAATTAACACGTGATGGTAAAGTAGTTGGCAAATTTAATGGTACTATTGATAAAAATGGAAAACCATTAAGTGGTAAAGCTGAATTAACAGATGGACAATGGTTTGATGGTACGTTTAAAGATGGTGCATTTTCATCAGGAACGTGCAGAAAAATTTTAGATGATGGAGATATATTCGAAGGCGAATTAGTAAATGAAGTTCCTAAAGCGGATGCAACACATCATGTGACATTTACAACTGGTGAATATTATGAAGGTACTTTAAATGACAAATTTAAGCCTATCGATGGCGCTGCATATACAAATTCTACTAAAAACGTACAAATTGCAAGTTATACTTTAGGTGCATTTACTCCGATAGAAATTAAACCTTCGTTATCTTTCACTGATCAACAAATTATCGATGCAATTAAAAATAAAGATAAAAACATAATTAAATCTTTTCAAGAATATTTCTTAAAAACACTTCAAAAAATAATTAACGATTTGCCAACTGATCAACAACAAAGCGTTATTGATACATTAAATGGTGTTGGTACAAAATATTATACTGATTTTAATAATATAATTTCAAAAGGAACCGGCGGTATTTGGGGAAATATATCTAAAGAATTAACTAAAAATTTTAAATTTTTAATGGAGTTAACACCAGAAAATGGAACAGTAACGTCGGATATGATATCTAAATTAAAAACAGCAAATGATCAAAAAATAGTAGTTGGCGAATCTTATATGTTATATAATAATATTATATCGGAACAACTTAAAATTCGTGTACGAAACTCAACGAATACTACGACCCCATCAACCCCGACACCAACGCCAAAACCAGATACTACACCAAAACCAACGCCAAAACCAGATACTACACCAAAACCAAAACCAAACCCAAAACCTATACCAACCCCGAAACCAGAACCTAATTTGCAAGATACAATTTCAAATAAAACATATGAATTGAAAAAAGATCACACAATTACATACGTTCCTGGATCTGCAGATAAATTCTTGCAAAACATGAAAACATGGTTAGCAGGAACAAATCGTATGCAAGGTGGGGCTGCAATTGATATTTATAAAGATTCTATACGTGGAAAATGGTTTGATAAAAAATCTATAACTATACCAAAAGGCACTAAAGTATATATTCATCCCGATAAAGTTGTAATGTTAGTTAAAGCTGCGAATGCACCTGATTCAACTTATGGAAATGACAATTGGCGATTTGTATATTATTTTAAAGATAAAACATTATCAACATCATCATTATATTCTACATGGAAAGATCAATATGTACGAATGGTAAATGCAGGACCGCGCTTCGAAGAAAAAGCAGAAGAATTAGATGTATATATGCCATATTATGTTTCTCCAAAATATAAAAATGATGAATTAATTGGATTTTTACGAACATTGGATCCTATAGTTCAAGCTAAAAATAAATCAATACAAAATTTAAGTAAAGAAGAAAAACAAAAGTTAAATACGGATTTTAAAACTTGTGTTGATATAGCAAAAGCATTGTATGAAATATTAGAAAAAAATCCATATCGTTATTTCAACACATTTAAAGATGATGATGATCTTAAAGGTGCACAATTATATTTTAAAGATGCATTTAAATATAAATTTGAAAATCAAATCAAACAAATGAAAACCTCAAATAGTGACATTCGAGATAATATTAAAAAACTTGACAATGTTTATGCTGGAGTTCAAAATTATTTACGTGATTTACAAATGGATAAAGATGTAAATACGCCAACATTTAAATTTACATTAATGCATCCATATAATTCAAAAGAAAATACCAAAGTAACAATACGATTTACATATTTTCCATGATACATTTAAAACATCTTATTACTGAACAAACTGCTGCAGCAAAATATTGCAAACAAGATGTATTATCTAAATCACAGTTTTCTGCGGATAAATGGAAAGCAATTGGTGTATGGAGTAAAAGAAATATTGCTGGCACTAATACGCTATCACAACATGCATTTGGTAATGCAATTGATTGGCACGGAAAAGCAGGTCCAGGCGACCCGGTTATGCAAGAATTGGCAGACTATTTAGTTACGAATGCAAGTAAATATAATATAGCAAATGTTATTTATGATAGAAAAATATGGAATCCGTCGCGCGGCTGGAATACATATCATGGTCGTTCACCGCATACCGATCACGTACATGTTGATTTTAAACGTACTGGCAATGTAAAAAATATTTCAAAACAACAAAATAATGAAATTGTACAACGTGCAGTTTGGGATATGTATAATATAACAACTAAATTTCCTGAAAAATATTTTAAACGATTTAAGGGATCAGCTTGGATTCCGGGTGATGATAAACCAAAAGAAGCTGCACAACATTTAATTGCATTATATCGTTTAAATTGGATGGATAAATTTGACAAAATAATATCTAATGCATCGCCAGAAGAATTAAAAAATATTGAAACATTAAATAAAGCTGTAAATGCAGTTTCTAAATTGATACAAAATGGAGATTCTGGAAAAGTTTCATTTAAATTTAAAAAATGGGATAGCAAACAGCAACAATATAAAACAATAGGCCAAGTATTTGATTGGCAATTTATGTAAAAAGTTATGAGACGAAATCATTTTCATAGTTCTGGAAATTCTAAACGTGCTAATGCACTTAAACATGGTTATAAATCAGGATTAGAATTAACCGTATCCGAACAAATCAAACAAACCGAGTATGAACTTCGTTACGAAGCAGAAACATTAAACTACGTTGTACCAGAACGCAAAGCAAAATATACACCCGATTTTGTGTTTACAAAACGTAACGGAGCAACCATGTATATTGAAACAAAAGGACGTTGGACTACTGCAGATCGCACTAAAATGAAACATGTATTGCAATCAAATCCTGGAATTGATATAAGAATGGTGTTTCAGAATCCCAATCAAAAACTATCAAAAACGTCGCCAACTACGTATGAAGCATATGCTCATAAGTTAGGAATTCTTCACGTTGCAAAAAAAGAAATTCCTGCAGAATGGATGGCGGAATGCATAAAACGAGGCGAAGAAGCAGTTGATGTTAAACGTTTCTTTAAATAAGGTTTGTTTTTTGAAAAAAAAATAATATATTCATGAAAATTAATGAAATTTATTTTATTAATAGATTGAAGAATTTATTGATTCAATCGTTAAGCCAGTAATGAAATGTATGTGCTTAACAATATATTATTAATTAATATTAATTGGATTCCTTACAGAATTTCTATATATTATAATTGTGAAGAATCTTAAACTGTTACAATTATTAGAATCTGTTTTAGGTAAAGG